GCCGAAGGTCTTGAGCCTAGCACCTGCTGGTCGAACCTTAGATACATCCCACCTAGGAATCTCACCGCTGTACAACAAAGCAATAACCTGTCGTAGTGACTTAGCCCAACCCTCCTTGCTGTCCTTAACAACTACTGTTGTCTCACTGTCGAAGAGCTTCTCTGGTACATCAGGCAGCTTCTTGACGTACTGTCGCTCTACTGAGAAGCCTACACCTGTGCCGCACAACAAGATGAACATAGCCTGATCGAACGACTTGATGTTCTTTACTGTGAGGTAACTGCAATTATACATTGCTGTGTTGTCACGCAGGGCTGCTGGGCCAGCAGTCATTAATGAACGCATACTGGGCATGACATCAAGTGACAGGATCGCCTGTTCAACATCCTTGATGAGGCTGTTGTCACCAGCTACAGGCTTTACGATGTTGTCCATGTAGCGACTGACTGTTTCGCCCCAGCCCTCTCTGCGTCCCTCTTTTTCTAGCCACCGTGCATAACGTGACTTGTGAATAAACGACTGATAATCGGTAGGAAGGTAATTACTGCTCATTTTGTTTCTCGTCCTCTGTTATCTTTATCTTCTTTGAGCCACACCATTCGGTCGATGTCGGCCCTGCATATACCTATATCTTTTAGCTCTCTCTCAGACAATGTATTTAGTATCTTAATAGCGTGTCTATGCTCAGACCACATAACGCAGTATCGCATGAACCTCACGACTATGTTGTTAGTCCACTTACCTTTCATCGCCACTTCCTCCTAATACGCCTCTTGCCTCACGGTCATTTAACTTCCGCATGTTCATCTCTAGCACCTCTGCTAAGTTAGCGTCAATATGATTCGCTAGGGCAGTCACATAAAAAAGAACATCGCCTAACTCCTTGACCATAGCATCTCGATCTAAAGGTACCTTGTCACGTATAGACTTCTTTACCTTCTCTGCGATCTCCCCAGCTTCTCCTACGAGACCTAATACATTCTCAACTAACCTGTTGTGATCCTCCGTCATAATCTTAGCCTCGACAAAGTAGCTGTACTCCATCGGTGTGACACCTATTACGCTCACGTAGCCTTCTCTTGTGGTACTCATAGTCCATTCCTTCCATGAAACTCAGTTGCCTTATTAGGCTCTTTTAGCAGATCAAACAGATACCAGCAACAGTTATCTTTGCCAACCCCTGCACTTCCTTCAATCCACTTAACACGCCCTACGCTAACCACCTTTTCGCAGTACGACATCAATATAGTTGACTGCTTAGTGTGCATCCAGTCTGCATCAAACAATACCCAAGTAGGGCATATCTGCATCCACCTCTCAATGAATGGGTGCAGCATCTTTCTATCCCAAGGCGGGTTGGTAATGCAATAGTCTGAGAAAAGATCATACCCCTCAAGAGCATCAAACCTGCTAACCGTAGGACTACGAGGCTCTATATCACTAGCAGCTAGGCACTCCCCATGACCATCCGTGAGATCAGTTATGTGTTGTACCAACCTCCCATCTCCCGCGCATGGCTCTACATAATCAAATGCGTAAGGCAAATGCGGGATCAGGGGCTTAACTGCTTCTATTGGTGTCGGGTAGAAGTCTCTTGGTATCCTATCGAAGTTGCTACGCTTTCCCATAGAGTTCCTTTAACCTAGACATAGAGACAAACTCAGGGTCATACATACCATTACAGATGTTTCGTTTAATCACCACTCCGCTCCACCACTCTCTATTCGCTTGTCCAGCCCATCCTTCTGCTGCACCCTTAAAGCAGCCTGCCACAAGACCGATAGCTCCGTTAGGGTGAGAAGCGTCTTTAAACTTAAGATCACGCTTATGACTATGGCCACAAGTAGAGCTATGATGCCTGTGAGCAAGTAACCCATTAGCATGGTGCATGCCAGACATAGCAGAGCCAAAGTTGCCACTACTAAAGAAATGAGCATACGAGACCCCATCGTAATCAGCAATTGCTGGTGCAGAGTGTTCATACTCGTGGTAGTCGTCGAACCAGTGCTTTGTCTGCAAATGCCCGAAAGATATGCCGTACTTTGTACCTTCGAGTCGAGGATCATGCTTAATAGCTTTTTTAATTCGGTTTTCATGGTTGCCCTCAAATCCAATATAGGTAGGTCGTTTACGTTTATGATGCCTGAACTTCCAACGGATACGTTCCTGTGCATCGTTGTACTGCTCTATGTCCTTCTCGTAAGACTGACTGCATAACGCTGCTGGTGTACGTGTGTCGAAGGTATTGAGCGATCTCATGTCAGCCCCGTCTCCTAAGTCAACGACATAATCAGGCTTGATGTCATACAAGAACTCACCTAACCAGTTGAACCTTACATTACTTACCGAAGGGTCTATGTGGGCGCAACTAAACACCACTGCTGTTTTACTCATCTGCTGCCTCCATTTCCATCAGAGCTACTCGCACCTCAAAGTCTATCTTCTTAAGCTCTTCTTTACTTAGCTTTTGTAGTTCATTTAGCAACGTATTTAACTCAACCATTCTTTAACGCCTTTCGTTTCTGTCGGGCTTTAGCATTAGTTGCCAAGCGTTTCTCTTCTGCTGTCCTGTGCTTAGGGTGCAGGATGCCACCATGCTTAGGTATTTGGTGTCTCTTGTGGTAGTCAACCCAGTTAGACATCCATTGCCCCTCAGTCATCTTATTCTTAGCACGTCTAGCAAGATTGAACACCTTACCCTCAATGCCATTACAATTAAAACAAAGCACATCCCGCACGTAACCTGTTTTGTGATCGTGGTCAAGTGCAGGGGTTTTAGTTCCGCCCCTCATGCTTCCTTTGCACAAGGGACAGACATAGTTTTGTTTAGCTAATAGCTCAGACCTCAACGGAGCTACCTGAGAGGCTGTTATTCTGTTCGTGGTGGTTCCCATAACTGTCCTTCATACCTCCGTAACCATAGCAGCCTAGCGTTCTCTACGATCCTTGCTGTGTCACCGTCGTAGGCTTTCACACAGGCTCCCCACAGATCATCTACTGATCCACAGTCTTGTAGCAACTTCTCTGCTTTCTTAGGGCCAATTCCCTTGAGGCCCTTTATGTTGTCTGCTGCGTCTCCTGTTAGTATCTGAGTGTAGAAGAATAAATCCCCCTGCCATTCACTAACCTGCGTCCACTTCTTCTTGTTAAAGTTAAAGTGCCAGCATGGTATCTGTAGCATGTCTTTGTCTATTGACGCGACAACAGTATCTGGGCCACACCTCGTAGCTTCTATTGCTATTAGATCATCAGCTTCTTCTCCTTCGCTTACAATAGCTCCGAACTTATCTACCATGTATTCTCTGACATGGCTCAAATACTTTGGCTTGTCGTTTGCTTTCCTGTTCCCCTTGTACGGATAACTCTTTGCTACATCAAACCTAAAGTTGTTAGACCCTGTTAAATACACTTCGAACTTATCAGGCTCAGGCCAGTCTAAGGTCTCCTCAAAAACGAAGTCAATAAGTATCTCTATCTTATTTTCTGCATCCTTGGGGAGACCATCTTGAGTAGAAAAGGCTGCCCTGTACGCTAAAATATCGCCGTCAATTAAAACCTTTCCTTTAGTCACTAGAACCCTCCAAACACCATCTGTCCATCATCCTTCTCGAAGGCTACATCTTCTACGTATGTAAACCCCCCAGCCTGTGCTGCATCCGTAAACACTCGTGCTAGTGCGTGAAGGTCGTCTATCTCATTACGAACGATTGTTGTTGTGCCGTCAAAGCCATCCTCTTCGTGAGTTGACTCAAACATAATAGTTACTTGCATTAGAAAACATCCCCATCGCTATTAGCTTCATAGATTACCTGTTCTGTCACAGCAATCTTTTCCATTGTAGTGATCTTACCATCCCACACATCAAACTTAACAACAGCCTTTGATCCATTACCAATCAGACCATCTGCAACCCAGTCCCAAGGTGCGTAATCATTGTCAGTCTTCCGTAGTACCGTAGGGGCTCCTATGACCACACCCTGCTCACCTGTGTCTTGGTTCTTAAACTTAGGGTTGAAGTGAGGTCGGGTTGCTTTGTAGTACATACGGCCTTCCTTGTCAGTCTTGAACAACTGCGCTTGTAGACCTTTGTTTGGTATGCCATCTGCAACCATCTTGTTTTTGACCTCATCTGTTAGCATTAGATTGACAACATAGATACCTTGCTTTGCTTCCATGTTGATTGCCATATCAGAACCATCGTTCGGCCCCATGTCACGATCTTCTTCCCGCAACTTAGCCCATTCTAATTCACACTCTACGTAAACTTTCTTGCCCATTGAATTTCCTTTCAGTCGGGGTTCGTACTACTTTATATAGGGTCCAAAACGATTTTTTATACCCTAAACTCAGACATTTATTTCAAATTAGTGAATATCTGCGTAAGTCTTACCAAATTGTACATCTACACCAAGAGGTACGTTAAGTTTTACCTTCACGTTAAGCTCTTGTGCAGCTTGCTGCATCATCTTCTTAGTTGTCTCTTCGTTTCCCTCCTTTACCGGCCCTATGATCTCATCGTGAAACTGACCTATTACCTTAACTCCTTTGTCACGACATAACTCAACCCAAGTGTCGAAGCAGTACACACCTGTACTCTGATTGAGGGTACTGAAACGATCTCTGTCACTCCTGAGACTGTGCCAGAAGCCTGATACTGGGTTAAGCAACCACATGCCCCCCATGACCTCTCTTGTACGCACCCTAGATGCTACCTTCTCTATGGCCCAATTACGCTCCCAGAAGGCGCTCAGGAGCTTCTTAGCCTCCTTTAGTTTCATCCCTGAGTTACGTGCTAGTGCTGCCGACTGTATGCCATAGGTTGCGCTGTAGTTAACCACTTTGTAGTTCTTACGTAGTGCCTTAAGTGATCGTACTCCAGAGTTGTGCAGGTCTATATCAACTTGCGTTATAGCACCAGCAAACTTCGCTAAATCTAAGTGCGGATCAAACCCATCCTTCTGCATCTCACTAACGTAGACAGGATCAAGTGGCTGCATGTAGTGCCGTTTGGTCGTATCTTCTAACGATACCATGTCAGCGCCTACTAGAACCTCTCCACCCTCGCATGTTAAGCAGCCTCTGATTACCTTACCATACGGCTTGTCTACACTGGGCAGGTTCACCAGTGGCTTGAAGTGCTTAAAGCGGAACGTGTTGGTCAGACCAGCGACACCAGCTTGTAAGTAACCATCTACGTGACCATCTAAGAAAGCCTTTAGTATGCCTGCCCTGTGCGTCAGTACAGTAAGACCGTCAAGTATATCTACTGCTGGATCAATTGAAGCTAACTCCTTAACGCTATCGCATAGCTCACCATCCTTTCGTACCTGTTCGAGTTGCCTCGGCTCATTGGTCACCTTGTCACGTAAGAACTTAAATGTACGTGGTTCCCAGCCAAGTGAGAACAGCCAGTCCTTTACCTGATTGTTACTGTTTGGGTTGCCTTTGACCCCACCAGTAGTAATCATAAAGCTCAGGGTTGTCACAGACTGCTTGTACTGTTCACAGAGAGCAGACCAATTCTCGCCGTGAACAGACAGAGTGCCATCCTTCTTGTGCATAACCTTTGGCTTACTAATCATGCGAGTGAGTACACGTTCAGGCATAGCATCTGAAAGGGCCTCTACTTTCTCCTCTTTTAGTAACATAATTTCGTCGTAGGCTGCTCGTGCCTTTGGTACGTCCAATTTCCACTGTAGTGCCTCCTGCTCCTTAGCGCAGTCCATCTTGAACGAGAGGTAATCAATTAACTTAGCTTGGTCGTTCACGTTAGTGTAGAGCTTAGTTAACTTTATCTGTTGATCTCGCCACAGGCGGTTGTTTATGTTAACGTCTTCTACGCAGCGGTGAGCGTAGTCTTCTGGTGTTAGGCTGTCCCAGTCAGTAATTACTGGCTTAGGCACTCCGTACTCCTCTCCGTAGCCCTCAAGGCCATGCTTAAGGCGGTCATGGCTAAGATACCAAGACAGTGGCAGCGTGTCGATCATACGTGCCTTAAGCTCAATGCCTAACACTTTTTCTATCGCAGGGGCATCAAAGCGAATGATGTTGTGTCCTACTAAAGTCTGTTGAGAACTGAAGAACTCACGCATTTCGTCGTAGTCGTGCGTGAATTTTACTGGCCCTTGGTCAATAGAGTACGCCAAGACATGAATTTTGGTCAACACATCTAATAGACCATCTGTTTCTATGTCAAATACTGTTGTCATTTTATACTTCCCTTAATGTAAACGTATCTAAGTTAAATCTCATTGTACCCGCTGCACCTTCTTCTGAGCATGGGCGGTTCTTCTCAACTTTAATGTATGTCGTGTTGCGCTCCTCTAAGTTATCTGCCTCTTTTTCCCGTGACAAGTCAATAACGACAGCAGCCCGTTGTCCAATCATCTTGCAATACTTCGGGTCTCCATTGTCATTCGTATGAGCAATAGTAACGATACCAACATTAAGCTCTGCTGCCAGCTTAGACAGCCGTATAGATAAGTCAGCTAACATACTCTCCTTGCCCTCCTCAGACGATCCGACTACAACGTCTTGGATGGGTTCAAAAAAAATAAACTTTACGTTACAGGCTACAGCAAAGTACCTTATCTGCTCACATAATTCGTCTGCACCCTGTCCATCACCCATGAAAAACTGATAGTACAGTTCATCTTTAGTGAGGCTCTTAATAGCTGCCATGACCTGATCGTTAGCACCCTTCTCCTCAATCAAGTCCCTGCGTGTCAGGTTGTCATTACATTCATAAGACACAAGACCTAGCAGAGAGCGTAACTTAGTCTCCTCTACGTGCATTGCAGCGATTGGTACGCCCCGTGAGATCATGTTATACTCTAAATAACGCATTATTTCGGTCTTGCCTATTCCCGTTGGGGCTTTAATCACTGTAAACTGGGCCTGCATTAGGCCTAGGATTTTATCGTCTAATGCTTGTATACCTGTGGGTACGTACTGATATTCCGGTGCATCCTGATACAGCGATATGAAGTCCTCAGTAGTGTTCATCACATTCTCAGGCGTGTACTTACTAGCTGCCCACCATGCCCCCTTGAACTCCTTCCCTTTGCCGTTTTGTAGGAAGTCATTAGCATCTTTGTAGGGATGGTGGTTCACACGATATACTTTGTTAGGGAACATCTTAGCTATCTTATCAGCAAGAGAATTGCCAGCATCGTCTGTGTCTACTGACAGTATAATCTTATCGAAGCTGTTCAGCCACTCTGAGCAGTTCTCCCAGAGCTTCTTAGATGGCGTAGCAGAGGGTAACGACACAACAGGATTGGTGTAGCTGCTCTTTAGTATCTGAGCCACTGAGAGAGCGTCTAGTTCACCCTCTGTGATCGTTATCATCTTAGAGCTACCAGCCGTGAAGAGGTTCATACCGAATAACTCATCAGTCTTGAACCCTGTCTTAGCGTAGAAGCCTTTCTCCTTGAGGTTACGTACCTTGACGCCACCGCTGGGGTACACGTACTCTTGTCGGTCCCCGTAGGTCAGAACTCCGTAGTCCTCCATTGTACGGCTATGTATGCCTCGCATGGTTTCATACTTTCCATCGCTGGGTGTCTCGATCAGCTTTGGTGTGAATGTCATCTTGTTATCTCCTTTTGTTGGGTACTTGTCACCCGCCCAGTCGAATGTTTTTCTACTGGATGGATAACCTTGGTTGCAAGCGTGGCAATTGCCGAATCCTTCATCATTATAACTGAAGGCATCGGAAGAGCCACACGATTGGTAGGGGCATTTTTGGTGGGCATGTTCAGCCATGTGGCTCTCCTTTTTTATGTTATACTAATGTATCTTCAGAGAATTTTCCCAACCAATCTTCATAGGTAGCAACCTCTTTTGCGGTTAGGTTCTCTTTAAAAGTATTCCACGTATCTAGGTTTGCTTCCTTTTCAGCATCTAACGCAGCTAGTAAGCTCATACCAAGGGCTAGTTCGTTTTTAGCTGACGTTAACTTTTTAACCGCAACACGCTTGAGTGCCACTTTATCTGCAACAGCTAAGAGGACGGCAGGGATTTGCTCACGGTAAGTATCTTGATATGGACGCATAAGCTCGCTTTTGCAACGATTGTGAATTTCGTTGCGTGCAGTGCTATCTAGAGAGGCACGATAAGACGGACCAGAGCTAATAGCTTGCTTTATCTTAGAGGCTAGGGCTGTTATCTTGTTATCTTCCGAGCTTTTGTCGAAGTAGTTCATTACGAGTTGAGTTGCTGATTTAGCCATTGTGATATTCCTTACTTTGAGTTGATTGACACGACATTGTCGTTAGTTTCAGTTAGAGTTATTTCAACAGCCCTTGATAGCTGTAGTGCTAAGTCTTTAAGTTCCAGTAGTATCCCTTCTGTTTTGGCCTCGCCATACTGCTTATGTATCTCAAGAGTGATTGCCCTAGATAGCTCATAGTCGCTGATGCCTCCGGTCTCATTTACAACCTCGTACATCCGCATGTTTGCTCTGACACCAAGAAAGCAATTGGCAATGAAATCTATTGTATGCACAATTGGATCAGTGTTTGGTTTGCGCCCTTTTCCACCACCTGTTCCACCACCTTTTGGTGGCTTACTCTCACCTTTAGCCTTCACAGCCTTCTTATCCTCCTTCATTTTAGCGTGAGCGCCACGAGTTGTCTTCACACGAGGGTATTTTTCTGACATCTCCTGACGTTGCTCAGGAAACTCTGCTGCCCAGAGGAGTGCTGCCATTTCCATGCGATTAATCTGTTGTAACAAGTTTGGAAAGTTGTTACAACAGAATTTATTGAACTCTTTGTGGCCCTTATGTAGTTTGCGACCCTCTAATAAAGTATTACCAAGAATTGCTAAGAATACTTCGTCTTCTTCTTCCTGCTTGCCTACAAAAGCGTTTGTTGCTTCTTCCTGCCTATCTACAAAAGATTGTAAATCTTTCACATGCCCTTCTCGAACCTTATCAAGGTTATCAAGCGCATAGTTAATACGGGCAATAATCCCAGCCTCACTGTTGTGTCCAAACCCCGCTGGTTCTTCTATAAGCCTTGGTTGCGACCGACTAAAGTCAACACCAATAAAATCTCCTTCATTCTCCATAACCTTATCCTTTATTTAATACTTAAGTTATTCTTAAGTATTTTATTACTTGTTGTAGTTGTTATTACTTATGTGTAACTTAAGTTATTTCCCTACTTCTGTATATAGGGTCCACTCTCCTATCTCATACTTCACGAATTATTACAACTTTGACATTTTATCTAGTGCCGTTGACTCCCACACTGAAATTGTCTTTTGCGAGACTCCGTAAATGTCGCACATTTCTTCTTGTGACAGGTCGTCAAAGTATCTAGCTCTTATTACCGCTGCCTCCCTTTCTGTCAACAGTTTTAAGGCTTTAGCGATAAAGTCTTGATCTTCATATAACGAAGTTGAGTCTTTTGAAGCTCCATGCTTATCTCTGTCAAACTCTTTTGTAGGTTGCAAAGCCTCGTAGACCGCCTTAATTCCTTCGTTAGAATAATTTGACAATTTAGGTATGTCGCGCCCTGACGAAATAGCCCTCGTGGTTTTATTAGCTGGAACGGCTACAACCCTATTTGTTAAGTTAACGAAATCAAACATAGCCTCCCGCGCTAAATTGTATAAGTGTGCTGGGTGGGTATCTG